AACTTACTCGTCGCGGTAACTGATCCTTACCATCGCCATTCTTTGCCAGGGTCGCCGCATAGAAAATGGAAGGTTCATGTATCTTAAACCACATTTGCCACCAAGCGATCAGAGCGTATGAATAAGCGTGTGCAATATTGAAAGCATAACCTGCTGCTGTCGTAATTGAAGACCAGATTGCTCTAGCTGAAACTTCATTAAGTCTAGAAGTGGTTTCGCATCCGGTAATGAATTGATCTTCGAGACTACGAAATTGATGTTCTCCAAGTTTTTTGCCAATGATTTTTCTAACTCGCAAGACAGTAGGCACATCGAATCCCGCGACATCGCGGAGAATCCACATGATTTGTTCTTGGTAGACGATTTGCCCATAAGTCCATTCCACATGCTTATCAAAGTTTTCATGAACCTTTTCAATTTCCTTATCCCCGTTTTTGACGGCAATATATGCATCGGCCTGACCGCCGTAGTACGGGCCAGGACGCGACAAAGCGCCCACAGCGGCGATGTGGTCGAAGGTGGCGGGACCAAGACGCCGCATCAAAGCGCGCGTTGTGGCTCCCTCGTACTGGAAGATACCCGCCACGTCGTCTTTCAGGAATCGCTCAAGCACTTCCGAGTTTTTAATGTGGTCATAGTGGATATAGAAAAGCGAATACAAGTCTGGTATTCGCATTCCCGACCAGTGTAGGCATCGTGAAAGTACACCCATTGCCGACAGACCCAGGAAGTCCATCTTGAGCATTCCCAAATATTCTGCGTCTCGTTTTTCGTAAGGAATTACTTGGGCGAATTCCCGGTTGCGTCCGGTTCCTTTTTCGGTGGTTCTGATGGCGCAGACTTCGGATATGGGGTCACTGGCGATGACAAACCCGCCAGCGTGTATTCCCATTGAGTGCTGGTTACCTTCAAGTGCAACGGCTTGCGCCAACTCAACTGGATATGTCTGACATAAGACTGAAATCGCAGGGTCAAGCGCATAGCTTTCGAGGACATCTGCAATCGTATCGTTACGTCGATCATCCGTTTCCGTCCGGTCACTGATACGTTCTTTGATTTCTTTGAAGGTTGCAAGAGGTAAGCCATAGGCCCGTGCAACACCGTCAAGAGAGTTCCGCCCTCTGTATCCGATATGGTTTCCGACGTTGGCGACGTTTTCTTTTCCATAGATTTCTCTGGCTCTGTCTGCGATAAGGAATCGGAGTTCGTCATCGAAGTCAAGGTCAATGTCGGGAAAATCGCTTCTAGTTGGGTCGATAAATCTTTCAAATACCATTCGGCTAAAAGCTGGGTGTAGAGGGTCAATTTCTGTAATTCCAAGTAGATAGCAGATAAGGCTCGCTGCTGCTGAACCTCTAGCTGGACCGACAACGATTCCATTTTCTTTCGCCCACTTCACCAAGTCCGACACTGCTAAAAAGTAATCTATAAACCCTTTGGCTTTGATAACCTTGTACTCTTCGATAATGCGCGCCTTATAGTCTTCCCATTGGGCTGCAATTTCCGGCCTCTGCTCGATACGTAGACGCCATCCCTGCATGATGCGTTTGTTGATGAGCCGCTGAGCATTAGTATTATCGGGCACGGGGAAGCGCAAAGGTCTGGCTTTAGGGAGCGTAACATTACAGGCGTCGGCAAGCGTCTTCGTATTTTGTATCGCTCGCATAGCGTCAGATAAGGACAATCCGGTAGCGATGAGATCATTTTGAATCTCCTCATCTGATTCGGGATAAGTCAGAAGTGTATCGTACTCCCAAGCTTGGTCAGCTACCGAAATAGAATTAGAACGGCGGCTTTTGTGAAGAATTTCCTGCATTTTGTTGTCTGAACCGCTGGGATAATGAACATCAGCCGTTGCAAGAAGAGGTATTCCCATATCGACCGATAATTTGGCAAACGCCTGATTGAGCGTGCAAGAACGATCAAGTGTAGGAAATCTCTGTACTTCAAGGTAGAACCGTTCACCAAATATAGATCGGAACCATCCCAACCTCTTACGTACACGATTCCAGTCATCTTCGGAGTAAGATTCTCTTTTCTCACCAAGGAATTTTCCACCCAAGAGCGTACATGAGATAAGAGAGTCGGAGCATCCCGAGAGAACAGCAATTCCAGCATTGTATTTTTTCAGGCTTTCTTGCGAGACAGTTGGATACTGATAACTGTCTATATAACTCTGCGATACTATTCGGGAGAGGTTTCGGTATCCTTCTTCATCCATTGCGTAAAGACCGATATGGCATTTGGATCGTGTTTTAGACTGCTCTTTGACCGGGCCAAAATAAGCTTCGATACCGAAGATAGGATTAATCCCTGCGTTTTTACACTCTTTCTCAAGCGCCACATGGCTATTAACATTGCCGTGTTCACTAAGAGCAAGAGCGCGCATACCGAGATCAGCAACACGTTGGACGTGTTCTCTAACAGTCCCATATCCGTCACCGTATGAGTAGGTCGAATGAGTATGAAAGCTCACCCATTCCATTATTGCCAGGTCATTTCTATTTACTTTCTCTTGCGTCTGCGTGCCGCTCGTCTGCGGCCTGCTGCTGACATTTTCGCCATGCGTTTTGCTCCGTATTTTTTACGTCCTATCGCTGCGGCGATTGCCGCACCTTTCTTTCCACCACCGGCAGATTTTGCCACGGCGGCGAATCGTTTACCGCTGCCTAGCTTGGGCTTTCGTTTCTTTGCCATGTTGTATCATCTTACTCGCGAGTTCCCGTAATCCACGCGACCTTTCGAATGCGTTGGACGTGTCGAGTATCTTGCTCAAGGTCGTGCCGTACAGCCGCACCACCGTCGCCTCTTCCTGTCTTGCGTCTGTGACCGCTATGACCTCTTCGTCAGCATCGGCCACATCGGCTTCCATCACGTCGGCCTGCCGCTCAAGCGCCACGGCGATCCGCTCAAGCGCGCTCATAGCCCGCTGAACTGGGCTTTCAGGGTCATCACTCATCGTCAAAATCCTCGAAAACCTCTGGCGGGCGCGGTTTCTTGTACGCCACGCCGTACAACGAATTCGGGAATATCTCAATAATGTGGGGTTCGTTGCTATCCCACATTGACATTTCGAACTTGACAAAAGGAACTTGATTCGGAGTCTTCAGAAGTTTGAATGTGCCAGGATAGATTTCATGCCATCCATCTTGCATCAGAACTGCCGTCACATCTTTGTTGTGAACCTGTTTTCCTACGCCTTGAAACGAAGTCTGTAGCACAGACTTTTCGGTATCTTCGACTTTCATCGTTTCATCCATTCTTGAAGTTCATCGAATTTACGATTAAGACTACCAATCGCAGCCATCGTGCAAAGCAAAAAGAATACGTTAAAAATAACTAAAATCAAAATTGCCGTAAGCATGTCCGGTCCTTAAAAGGGGAATCGGGGAGCGATTGAGGATTTGGGAGGTAACCGCTCCCCGATTCCTGTCCTAGAGTAGCCTACTCGTCATCGAAAATTGACTCGTCGGCGTCTTCGGACATATCGACCTCTTGCGGTTCGTCGGTGTCAGCGTCATCCTCTGCCACCGGCTCATCCGGCGTTGACTGCCCGCCAGCGGAACCGTTGGCCGACAACAGGAAACGGTTGATCTGAGACGAGCGTATCGGCTCCCCACCTTCGGGAGTGTACGTGCGCTGCTTCAAATCGACCTTGATAGGCAATTCACCCTGCGGAGAATTGATTTTCAAATTGGCGATGGCCAGGACATTCTTCTGATCCTGATCGACGTTCATCGACTTGAATCCCTTTTGCAGCTTTGCCAATTGGGCTTGACTGCCATCGGTCAACGCTTGGAGGAACTGGTTGACGAAAGTGCGAGTGGATTCGATCAGAACGAGATTACGAAACGTGACGTAGCCGTCATATTTCTTCTCCGGTGTTCCGAACAGTTCCACACCGATTTTCAGCATCGGTGCGCCGGGATTCTTTGCGCGCTCGCTGGCGTAGGCAAGTTGGCAAATCTTCAGCTTGCCCATGTATGCCCCGTTGGGCGGGATTTCCCCATCCCACTGCGGAAAACCTTCGGCAACACCAGCGTCTTCCAGGTTCAGGTCGAGATTGTATTTAGGCATTGAATTACTTTCTGTGAGTTTAGGTTTCAAGCTTGAGTTTTCGAGTTATGCTTCGACAGTTGCTAAGTTAGTTTCCCCCTTCTGTTCTGACGGCTTCTCTTCTGCCGGTACGATTTTCGGTTCGATTCGCTTGGGTGCGGCCTTGTTGCCTGATTTGTCGGCCACGCCCTCCATCAATTCTCGCACATATCGCAGCGCATTGCGAGGGGGCAGAACAGTTTTCGGAGTCAATCGCGTAGTTCTGTCTTTGCCACGATAGATTCCTGTGTCTTCCCAATAAATTACACGTTGTTTGACTTTCTTTTTCTTATCCGGTTCGTCTTCGGTTGGGCTGGGACGCTCCGCGATCTCAACACGAAGATAACCGTATGAAGTCATATGCGAAGCGATCTTCATCGAAATCCGGTAGTCCGTAGGCTTATTCGATCCAAGCATGGGCAGAACAAAATCGTTGCCATCGGGGTCTTCAGCACTTCGAACGAGCGACGTGAAGATGACGTTGCACGGTAAGTCCTTGAACGCCAACACCATTTTCTCCAAGAGAATGTAAAGCTTTCCGTAGTCTTGGATTTGGGGTTGGTCGGGGTCTTGATCGCGTGCCCGACGAGCGGCAGCTTCACTGGCGACGATGTGTCGCAAGCACATTCCCTGCAATTCAGTCAGGGAGTCGAGTGCAATCCAATCGTACTGTTCTAGGATTTCAGGGTTGTCGTATAGATATTCGTAAGCTGCAACGAGGTCGGGCCAATCACGGACTCGAATCTTATCCGCTTGTGACCCAAGTCGAACTGCACTGAGCAAACCATCATCTTCGGGAGCCACGAAAAGAACGCGATCGTCTGATCCGCAGAAGACGGTTTTGCCAGCACCACTATCGGCATAAACGAGCAAGTTGACATATGGAATGTCATCTGCGGCTTTCTCAATTTTGACAGTCATTAGAAGGGACTTCCTTTCAGGTCCGGTGAATCTTCTGTCATGTTTTCAATGTGTGTGATCATCTTGTCAACCATTTCCAGAAGAATGTTCTTGTCTACCAACGTAATTCGACTGCTGCTGTGCAGTCCCGGTAAGTTGTACTGACGCAACACTCTACGTCGAAGGGACGAAAGTTCTTCCATCCCAGCGATTTTGAGTGAACTAGCCATGTCACACTCACACTCTGACTTCTGGAATGTCTTCTGGCACTTCACCATCAGAGTAAATCACGTCTTTCGGATGCGAATTGGCGATGTGTTCGCCCATCCGGCGTCGGCTTGCGAACGAATCGGTAAGGTGCCACATGCATTCCGGTATCGGGCACCACAACATGTCGCCGTTGTGCGGCGTGTTCTTTTTGACTGGATTCTTGAACTGCCCTGGCATTATTTCCTCATCCCCATTGTGTATAGGGTGAAACCTATTGCAATTAAACTAAATACAATAGCTAACAAGGAAAAGATAATCTGAAGAGTCATTAAGTCACTCCTGTTTCCCGTTGTGATGCAACAGATTCCTTTGAATTCACAGCCCCTTCATAGTGATCGGCATACGGGTCTTCCACAATGTAAACGTCTTTGATGTACTGCGCGACATCGCCGCCGTCTTCGTCCACGTCACACAGGTCATTGAAGTCGCACCAGTTGCAGTGTTGCCCAGGCGATTTCAGAATCGGTAGGACACCAAGCCTCATGGATTGCATGACTTCTACGTCATCTGCGATACGTTCTAACTGACGTAATCTGTTGTGCGCGTTACGTTCTATGTAATCCCGCCAGAAGAGCGGGGCCGGTTGCTTTTTCGAGACGCTGCCATCGTTATTCAGGCACCGTCCCTGCGCGTCTGTCGGCCTGCCATCGGGCTTCGCCTTGCGGAGATAGTTGAAAATCATGCCGGTAACGGATTCCGTTGAGGCAATCATCCCAGCTTTTCTGAGAAACGTAGTCGAGACAGATATGTATGTGCCGCCCTGGTCGTCTTTTTGAAGAGACTTGAACTGCTCCTGGCGGGAGGTCGATTTGTGATCGACTATCTCTACTTTCGGATTCGAATGCTGATGGTTTCTGATCGGCATGTCGAACGTTCCGACTATCTCTGCAATCGGATCGATTGCGCCCCTTGGATATCCGAGTTCAACCCAATGCAACAGAGCCTTTTTGGCTTGCTTTGGATTGAACGGAATCTTTGCCCTGAAACGGGTTTCGGGCATCAGCACTTCCCAGGCGTCATCGGTTCCATAATGCCCAAGGTAAGCCGTGAGCATAATGTGTCCGAGTTCGTTTGCATCGGTCCATTCCTTATCGGAATTGTCATCCCAGTAATCCGACGTGCAAATGGAATTGTAGGCGTCCTTGGCGAATTCGCTCCACGTCTCTCGCGGGTCACGACCCCTCACGAACCCGTTCTTGGCTTTCGGCGGCGTGTACCACTCAGCAAGCGCCAGGTGCAGCCCTGAGCCGAACCACCGCGAATCTTGCCGCTGCATGGCGGGCACCAGTCCCATGTTCCAACGCCAATTCCACTGCGCGGGACAGGTTTTGAAATTGTAACGCTCTGAGTTACGAACCAAGGGAACTGGTCTGAATTGTCTCAGAGCTTGTTGCTGATCAGATGTAAGACTCATCGAAATTCATCTGCTTCCATTGGAAATACACCATCGTCTGCTGGGCCTCCGTGAGGAGGTTCATCGTCATCTTCGCTGTCTTCTCCTGTCGCGAGTTTCAGTGCGCGGTCGGCAACGTACTTCGCCGTCGATTCATCCAGTCCATGAAGGAACTGCCTGAGTTCGATGACACAGTTTGGGCACAGGTCGAATTCTTCACCGAAAATAAATTCGCGACCCCAATCCAAACTCTTTGCATATTTTGAATCTGCACCAGTGAGTTTCTGGCCACATTCAAAAACGTCACATTCCCAACTGTGAACTTCGTATTCCTGATGCATCAGTCATCATCCCCAATCAAAAGGATTTTTACATCGTACCATCCGAAACCTTGTAGGTTTTTAACTATAGCTTCGGCAGATTCTCTAACCGTTTTTGGTTGTGTGCCGTGTTTAGCGCAGATTTCAGGATCGTACAATTCGGGAACATTCCGAACCTGTAAATTAACCTTGGTTCCATTGCGTTCAGCATGGACGAACAACATAGTTCGATCTTTCTATTGTGATACTTCTATTCTGCCGGGGTTGCTACTCACAGACTCGCTGGGGAAACGGACAGTAAAGCCCAGCGAGTTTGAAAGTGCCGGGGATGACGTGGCTTCAATCCCCGACACTCCCGACTTAGGCGCTTCCGCGACGAATGCGACGGCGCTCACCCTCACCCTGAGCATTGCCCACAGCAGCGGCCAAATCCTCGCCAGACGCTTCGTTGGCCGAACGGAGTTCTGCGGCGCGAGCCAACGCTTCTGCGGCGCGAGCCTCCATTTTGTCGGCGTTCTCTTTGGCACGCTTCGCGGCTTTGAGAACTTTCACGTCTTCGGGGTCCAGCCCTTCGTACTGTTTCGCTTCGGCCTCGCGCTCTTGCTTGCGAGTCTCGCGGATTTGCTTCTGATCCTCAGAGTTCGCGAAGTCGGCACGAAGCAAAAGAACTGCCTTGACCTGATTGGGAGTCAGAGCGTCCAGACCAGAGTTCGCATTCACATAGTCTGCAATTTCCTGATGCATCTTGTTGAACTTCGTGAAGTCCCGATCCGCTGTACGGCCCTTGTGGCCGGTGTCGGTGTCGGTCATAATTAATCAGCCTTTCG